AAATTTCATGACTGGTAGCTTCTCCATAATCTTGCCCAAAGAACCAACCTGTCGTTGCTTTTTTCATTCCTTCTCTGTGCATATGGGGGCCTTGGCCTACCGAGCTAGTAGCCAAACCAATTAATATCCCCTGAACTCCGTTCGCCCCAGCAGTCGTGTCAACAAAATCAGCCAAATGTCTATCAAAAGTTTCACCTAGCCAATAAGTTTTTGGACTACTAACCAAGGTGCTGTTACATAATTGGGGATTAGTGTTAAAAACATTTCTAATGTAATCTGCGCTGTTTCGATCAAAATTAAATTGTTTTGTATCTAAAATAGTGCCGCTATCATTTCTTATTTCCATTTTGAAACCACAGTTAGCGGCATTCGAATAAATATTCACTGCTGCTCCAGACAGGGCAATTTCTGTGCCTCCTGCTCCAAAGTTTCCTTTCAACAACACTGCTCCGCTATCGACATAAAAAATAGCAGCCAACGAACCAGTTGGGGCAGATCCGGAGTTTGAAAGAAACAAGCCGTATGCCCCTCCATTTGAACCAATCGCTTGCGCCAAATTGTTTGTTGTCTGCCACCCAGCAACACCAGCGCCAGCGGCAGACACAGCGTCTTGATCTCCTAGAGCCCTAACAATTGTCACCGGAGAATTTTGAGATGCAAGCCAAGCCTGAGCGGCATATGCTGCGTAAGTTGGACCTGCTCTGTTTCCATCTCTCCAAACATCATTTTTCAATGATGCTCCACCGGGTATCGGGGCGCCAAATACTGATACAAAATCTTGTAAAGAGCGAACTTTTGTCGGCACCATTGCTGGGCCTCGGAGTGTTCTACCAATAATTACCGGTCCTTCTGGGTCTGGATCTACAGAAAGTGTCGACTCATCGACCTCATTCATTTGCACACCGGGTGATAGAAAATCAAATTTTTTAGCCATTAAACTTTTCTCCTTAAATATCTCGTAATAAATAGTTCAATAAAACAAGAACTTCCTGATTTACTCTCTATAAAACTCATTATCACTTTTCCATGGCTTTTTATCGCCGATAATTGATCTTTCTCTTATTAATTTAACCTCAACTATAGTTTCTTTTCGTATTATCTGTGGTTTTGAGTCATTTTCCCCATCTCCCATCAAATAGCCTAAAACTTTAATATCAATTTTTGTTGAAAACATCCTCTCTTCTTCGGATAAATTTGAAGCGTTGTTGTTTTGAGAAAAATCTTGTTGAATGAATGCTTCATATCTATGATTGTTTTTTGTAAATACAAAAGAATTGATTTGCCCTGTTGCCGTAATGAATGGGGTTAGCATTGTGTTCATTTGTTGTTGATATTCCGACCTAAGTGTTATAGAATATGTCATTGCAACATATGTTGGTATTGGGGCGTAAAATTCTTCATAAACTATTTTTTTATTACCTTTTATGTCGGGATTAGCACCGGCAGTTTTTAAATCGCGATCATAATCTGCATTGGCGTAATTTCTTGTTTTTTCTTGCATTATCCTTCGGCCGATACAAACAGTCCCGCCTCTATATCCTCTGGGTCCTTCTTTGGAAGGAAACAAATTGGCCTGAAAGGATCCCTTAAAAGAAGGATCTTTTGTCATAGCCGTTCTTTCTATAGTTACAAGGGGCAATTTTAATCTTCCAACCGAATCTCTTAAGGCCTTGTCACTTTTAATTTGAAACGCTCGCTCCGTTGACATCCACAAGACGGGTACTTTTTTAAATCCTGTGTTCGTCACAACATGCAGGTTCATTACTTCATCAACATGCTCATAAAACCCACTATCAATGGTTTCTATGGTTGATGGTAGGATACTTGGTTCTTGAAGTTCAGGAGGCATTGAATAGACCATCTCTCGCTTTAATACATTCGGCATCTATTTCAAATTTATGATCAATTTGCCCGAACAGTTGTTTGGTTTCTAATAATTTCACTATCTCGTAGTAAATATCACCATAAAGAACAAAATCCCCTTCTCTAACATATAAATCTTGATCTTCGACAAGCCTTCTCTTATGAAATCTGACTGTTATCTTTGTATTTTTATCCATTCCTATGTTCTCGAGATAATTTGATTCAATACCTTGAAATTCAACCATGGCGTAAACCCTAATTGGAGGAAGAAACGTTTTTTCAATAGCCTCGCCATATAGGGGGTGAAAATTTGTGTGGCTAATATCAATGGGATAATATAGAACTTGCTGCCCAACAACTCTTTCGATGATTTCATCGTTGACCTGCTTAACAAGATTTCTTTCCTTCTCTCCCAAAAACATTGGAGGGGGCGGAGTTGCTGGTTGTGACCATTTATCTGACATTTATCACCCCACATATACCGGCAATGGTATTTTCTCTTGAATCTTGTTAATATTCTCTATTGTGGCCCCTTCCTTCTCGACCAACTTATCATAGGTCATCTCGTCCAAAATCTCCTTTAGTTCGTCTCGTAAGGCCGTCTGTTCTTCCTTGGCCTGTCCAAGCAGGTCACTGGCATTAAGTGTAATAGAATCGCCGGGAATGGGCACAACGCCCCCAAATTTACCCCTCACTTGCCCCAAGGTTTCTTTTGACAGAGCCAAGGCAAATCTTCGAATCCATTGTTTTCCAATTGAGTTAATGTTAACAAATGGAATGTTTTTAAACGGAAGGGTGTTCATGTTGTTAACACCTTCAAGCCCTTCGTTATCATTTCCATCGTCTTCGAAAGCATCTGATTTGACCGAAAATTTAATCCAGAATTTTTCTGGGGAGACTTGGGTTGGAATTGGGTAAAGCTTCAGATTATTATCAATAATTTCATATGAATAATGAGAAGTTCTTGTATATAAATGATCCTCATATGATACTGCTTGAAGTTTATTTTGCCATGCCGGTATTACTTGAAAGGTACTGTCATCAGCATATTGGCCATAATTGTGAAAGTCTCCAACAACGTTGAGNCCTCCATAATATCCATAGAACCTCCACATTTGTCTTGGGGATACATAATAAACTTGTCTTACTTTAATTCTTTTATTTTCAATTTTGTTATAGAAATTAAGCCCACTGTCGTTAACAGCCGAAGCTGAAATTAAATTCTGTAAATCATACACTTGCTGGTTTGTTACTCTATCAATTGAAGCAGAGTAGATTGGTTCTGTACCCCCGACGTTTGCTTTGTTAGAAAACCAATCAGAAGTCCTCTCAACCATTTCAAATTTCATTTTTGGAAATTTAAGATTGGCGTTCTCATTAGCAGCCGAACCCGAAGCTGAACCGGAGAACTCTCCAGTGTGAGCAAACGAGCCCGTAGTGCCGCCTAGGGCGCTCCCTAATGCATTTTTGGACTGGTGGATGTTAAGTAGGTAGGAGTACTCTAAGCATGCCTCCTCGTAGTTAGCATAAACGCTTATGGCCTTTAGTTCGATATCAAGAATATCTCCACCAAGTTTCTTATATGTGTATGCAACTTGAGCAGCCGCCCCAGCAAGAAAATCGGCATCTGTAGAATAAACCCCAATTGGCAATGAGGCTGCGACATCAGTTGTTGAGCCGGTTGATGGCAAAATGATGACACTTGTTTGTGAAGATGGTGTTAAGGTTGGAACAGACATATTACCATAATTAGTCTATTATTTTGCTTTCCTCAGCCTTCTTTTGTTCAAGCTGAACTTGTTGAAGTTTTTGAATTGCTTCATCCCAAGATTCAAGACCCTTAACGGGCTTCTCTTTTGTCTCGACTTTAACTTCGCATTTTTTCTTGTCTTCTTCCTGTTTGCAAATCGTCTTTTCTTCTTCAACAAGAAGCGAAGCAACTGCTTTTCCAAAATCAGGTGAGTCGGCTCCCATAAGGGCAAGAATAAAAATTAATTGCATCCTAAACACTCCATTTCATGTACGCTGCAAATTAAACATTTAAGCTGCTGTCCTTTCTTGTCAAGTTCTTCTCGAAGCGAGGCAATATCTTCGCTTTGTTGCTCGATCATAACAGTTTGCTCTTGCTGTTCTTCTTCTGCTTTCTCAAGCCGAAACCGAACATCATTCCAAGTCGTAATCATTCCAATTATGGTACCTCCGACTCCCAAGGCGATAGCTACAGTTTTTAAATCAATCTGCATTTTTTCAAATCCTCGTTGCGAATATAACTAGTCTCTGTCTATGCTAAAAGCATGCTAGTCTTTTCTCTTCGATGGCCTCGATGATTTGCTTTTTTGTGGTTCTTGAAGTGATACCTTCAATTTCAAGTTGCTCTGCAAGGGATAATAGCTCTGCCTTCTTCATTTTTTTCAATTCATCGGATGAAGGTTTTTCTTCAATAAAATCTTCGACCAATTCTGTTAGTTTTTCTTCCACCTTTCCAAGCATTTCCATGGAGGCAATTTCCATCACTTCTTCAACAATGGTATCAAACAACTCTTCTCTTTTGGTCTCTTGGAGCCTCTCGATCATTTCGGAATTGTCTTCAATAAGTTCTTTTTTATAGATACGCTCCCGTTGTCCGGGCTTAGTCTCCTTCTCACTAATCAAGACACGTTTAAATTTTTTAGCCATAGGACTCTCCTTTGTTTATTAATTAGTTATTAAATAAAAAACCCCCAACCAGCAGGAAGGGGGTTTAATTGTTAGAGAACGAAGGTAAATTATCGTTCCATGCAAATTCTTACATAATCAATTCGCAACGTATCAGCAGCCGCATCAACTCTCTGAGCGAAGTGAATTGCTGGAAAAATAATTGTCCCGTCATTTGGAACATTTGAAGAAGTAGAAACTTTAAGCGCACCATTAACATATGCATGAACCATGTTTCCATCCCAGTAATATGCCAAATTCATCCAAGTATCATCAGCAACATCTACACCAGTATCGGTAAGGGTTTCGGTGTCTCCTTTTGCGGTTATAAGATTTATGTCTGTCGCTGCATCTCCGGCGATAACATAAAAGCCAATGGC